GAACGAGCAGGCTTAATGTAAATATCACCAACAAACTGGTTAGAATCAATAACTTGTGGTGTGTTATTTGTTGTATCACAAACTACTTTGAAGTCATAGATACCACGGCGACCCTGAATGTCACGCAAGAATGGTGTTACGAAACTTACAAATTGTGCTCTGGTAAACTCGTCATTCAATTCAAACAATGAGAATTGAGCTGCTTGTGCAATTGCCTTTTCTAAAACAATGAACAATCTACGAACATTGATTCTATCAAAAGCAGAAGGTTTGCTCAATAGAGTTTTGTCTCCATAAAGAATTGTTCCTTGTCCTGGGAATGAAACAACAGGATTGACACCTCTTGCATACAACGTATCACGATTTGCTTTATTTGGATTCCAAGCAAGCTTGATACAGTTCTTAATTGCACCACGGGTGTAACCTGCTGGAGAGAACCATGGATCACGTTGATTATCGGTACGAACACACAAACCAGCAATATCAGAATTCAATGGAATATAACGATATACATTGTTATACTTGTCAAATTGGTATTTCCATCCAGAATCAGCAACTGCATAAGAACTTGATCTAGAAAGAGCTGTTAACCAATTTGTAATATTTGTAGATTCGCTTCCGGCTTGACTAACAACGTTTGCAGATGGAGGTGAAACAAAAGCTACGCAATCTTGACGGCTTTCTGCAACATTATCAATAACATATTGTTGTGTTGCAATTGATGCTCCACCCGTAATTGCAAGAGAAATATCAACTGTTTCTTTATTTGTAAACAATGTCCAACCCGAATTTATATTTGCTGATGTAGGTAAGTTATTTGAACCACCAGATAAATTATAAGTCATGTTAGAACCTGGATTTGCAAATGTTTTATTTACAGATGATGTTCCCCATGTTGCAGATGTTGTGCTATAATCAACAGGATCCATAGCGTAAATATATTTTGATTTATCAAATACCACTTGTTTGTAATAATTACTTTCACCATTAATAGAAGCATCTACAGCTGCAGAAACAAAACCAAATTTTTCTAAAACAGTGTTTGCGGTACCTGTTATTGCACCGGTTCTGTCAACAACAATGATGTGCATTTCGTCATTTGAACCACCGGCTGCTGAGACATAATCTGATGTTCCTGGAGCTGATGTAAAATAACTATTGTATGTCCATGAAGAAAATGTTGCGCTAGATGCACAGACAGAAACTTTCAAATTATCACCATAATCACCAACGTATCTGGCAATAAATGGTCCATATGTATTGGAATTGTTTTGGCCCAAGTATGTTACTTGGAATTCTTCTTCGTTTTCTACTTGAATTGTATCTGCACCTGATGTTGAGTTATTTGAAAGATTGCCAACAACACGAACAACATTCAAATTGTTTCCGTAGGCCAAGAAATTAGCTGCTGTAAAGAAAGACACAGCAGAAGCATCATCTGGTTTACCAAAAGTGTTAACTAAGGTAATTTCACTATCAATTGATTTGATAACATTTGCTGGACCCCATTTGAAATTTCCAACAAATGCACCGGCAGTAGTAAGAACAGAAGGAACTACAGTTGTTAAATCAACTTCTGATACATTTACTCCTGGAGAGATTTGAATTGCCATTTTATTCTCCTTGATTAATTTTGTTTTTGGCAGTTAATACCATAATAGATATTTATGAAACGCTGGTTTTACATTCTGTCTGTTAATTTTTTAATAAAACCTGCATAAGTATCACCGCCATTTGCAACTTCCCATATGTCTCCGCCCATTATTTCAAAGTCATGTTCTAATCCATCTTCAATAATTGGTGCGGGCAACATTTCATCATCAACTTGGTTCATGTTTTCCAACTGAATTTGTTTTCTTAAATCGTGATTTACAATCTCTTTAAAATATTTTTGTGTTGAAACCCATGAAAATATAACTAAACTCATTACCAAATCATCGTTGGCTCCATCTTCCGCTTTAAAAGAATTCTTTTGTTGCACAAAAGTGGTTAATTCCGAATAAGTATCAAAGTCATTTATCATAAGTTTGTCACTTTCAATTAAAGTTTTTAGATTTGAACATCCAATTGCTTTGACTTGGGGTGACATTTTTAAACCCATCTGTATTCCTCTTGCAAATCCAGACGAGAGTTGTTGTGGTTGTTTGTTTCCAGTAAATACTTTCCATAAATTTTCATATTCAAAATCTGAATGAAGTGAATCTGCAACTTGTGGATTATTATTAATTTCAACCAACACATATGCATCATTATACATTCTTGCTGTATTATAAATTACGGTTGGAAACAATATTGGTGTTATAGAAGAACTATTATATGATGCAACTTGTTTATAAGGTATGGTAGATATATCAATAACTTGAAATGCTGAACAGTCTAAATTTTTACCCTCAGATACATCAACGCAAATGCAATATAAATGATCTTTTTTGGATTCATTCACACCCTCTTTAACGGGATATTCATAGATTCTCAATAGGTCATGGACTGCAATTGGATCTTTATATACCAGTGATTGTAATTTATGACCAGAAACTAATGTATTTGAAGAACCCAAAAACTCTGTTTCAAATTCTTGTTGAAATTGACGCAAAGATGTGTTACGGATTGTTTCTTCTTTCCATGCTTCATCACGGCCCGGCACCATTGACCAATGAATTTCAAAGGTTCTATAATTGTTCTTTTTGTTGATTGCATCCATCCATAATTTATAGAACAGATTCATTCCGTTTGGTGTGGAAACAATAATAATCTTTGTCGTTTTACCTGATGAAATAACAGGATAAACAGAGTTAAAGAATTCTTCAGCAATATTGTTTGGAACGAACGCAAATTCATCCAAGAATACTAAATTAAATGCACCACCACGAATTGCACTAGATGATGTTGAAGCGGCAATAATCTTAGAACCATTTTCCAATTCAACGTTACCTTTGTTCCAGACCAAAACACCTTGTTGTAAAAACATAGGTAGATTTTCATACGCCAATTGGTATTTACCAAGAATGTCACGAGCCAAAGAACCTTTGTTGGCCAAAACAGCCACATTTTGTGTATCTGAAAACAATGTCAACCAAAGAAGATATGCAACCGATGTGGTGGTTTTACCAACCTGGCGAGGGCACTTTGTAATTGAGAAACGATTTTCATGGTAAACTTTGATCATTTCTTTTTGGAAGTCCCACATTTTGAACTTCATTAAACCTACATCTACGTTAACGATTGTTACATAATTTTCGGCAAAATAGACCGGATCTTTTGCACACTTAATGTATTCATCGACCTGTTCTTGTGTGTATTCAACCTTAACACCGGATTTTTTAAGTAAAGGATTATCTCGGTAAGTATCTTTTGCGCCTATTTCAAAATCTTCAATTTCAATATCTGTGTTCATTCTTTACCTTTAATGAGTTTACTTAACTCTGCGGTTGAACCAACGAAAATAGCTTTATCAATTTTAGTGTCACCATCTTTCTTTTTACCGTCCATGTCACGCATTTGTTTTTGTATGTTTAGTAACTCTTTATTGGCATCTACCATATTTTTAAGTAATGTTCCGTAAACTTCAAATGCTCTTGGATGTTGGCCCGCTTTTGCAATCTGTAAAATTTCATCCATGGCTTCTTTGCCTTGTTCTATAATTTCTTGTAGATTGTCTTTTGATTGTTCATAGGCATCTTTAAGATCACCTTTTAGATCCACATTTTGTTCGGTTTTGATTGCAGGTAAAAGATTTTTTTCTTCTTCTGGAATAGGCGTAACATCAAATATTTTTTCCATATTTTTATCAAATGTATTCATAAATTAACCTTTTTATGGATATAAAGTGATTGTTGTGTTTGCTGTCCAAATACTTGAAGAATTTGCATTTGTTGGATCTGGTACCGTAACCAACTGAGAATATTTATTTTCGGTTACAGTATCATAGGTGTTTGTAATTGACTGTGTAATTACATTGCCAGAAGAAACACGACCAAATATAAAAGCTTTCATTGTAAATTTTAATGTCCAAATTACAGTTCTAACGTCTTGTTCTCTTGGACCTTCATATATGATTTCGTGATCGGCTGAATCTAATATAATTGGAACTTCTTTGACCATTCCAATTTCGGGTATCATATTAACTTTCATTGTATAATCTGGTGTGAAATATGGTAGAATATGTTCCAATACTTGTGTTGCATCTTCTATGTTTCTTACATAAAGATACAAATTAAAGTCAAAATTATAAGGCACAGGATTAAATTGTGAAGATACTCCTGATACACCTTGATGAAAATTTTTAATATTTGTATTTAATTTTCTGGTAGAATCATAATTAAAACCTGTCATTTCATATGAAAATCTAGGTAAAGTAATTTTTACTTTTTTATCCAAACTTGGATCATCTTCCAAACGCATCACATATCGCTCTTTTGTTGCATATGTAATAGGCACCAGAAATCTTTCTTGTTCAGATTCGTCAGGATTATAACGAATCATGGTGATGTTATTGAACAAATCACCAAACGCCACAACCAATTTACGAACAACTCTATTGTATTGAATTACTGCCATTATAGATTTCCAATTGGATTACTTTCCGTTGTATCAATATAATTGTTGCCTTTTAATTCAATATATTGATTATCATATGTTTCATTACGAACACTGTCTTTCAATGGGTCGTAACTGCCAAGACTATATTGTGCGTTACTTGTTGCACCAATGATAACAACATTATCTTTAAATTCACCATAGATATTTGTAACACTTAATGTATTTGCTGATTGGTCCCAATCAGAAACTGTTCCATATGCTGTTGCATTGGCCAAAGTGGTATCAGGAGATTGAAATGCAATTTCTTTGTATGCATAATCATTGTTATTGCCTGTAGAAACCGTAAAGTCGATTGCATATGCGGACTGGTCCGCCACCTCGTCAATTTCTGTGATACCGGTATCCAAAATTTCTTGTGAATATTTGAACTTTTCTAATTCTAGTTCGTAGAAATATGGTATTTTTCTACCAAGGGTGAAGAAATCTTTAGTGTGATTTACAAATTTTATTTCAAACAATTCTCCTGTACCATTTAAAACAGGAACATAAATCAAATCACCT